CTCATCGTATTCCTCTCCCCAGGAATCAAACATCTTTTTAACATACTCTTTAACTTGTGTTTCGGAGGATTCATTCTGAGTCATGACCAATTTCCGGGCTCTTCCCGGTCGAGTGTTGCCTGAGTAAGGGCGCTAGGCGTCCCACACTCCTCACAGAACCAACCAGCTGGTTCCACCTCACTATACAGGAACTCGTTCCAGCCGCAAGTGCGACACAATTCTTCAGAATCCGGGGTCATACTCCTCATCAGGTGGTGAATTAAATGCCGAAGAGAGATCTTCGACCATGCGACCAGTAGCCGCATTAAACGTAATGGTCCCGGCTTGGCCTGTGTTGCCATTGAATCGGTTCTTAAGGACTCGGATGTTGGCCATGTTATCACCAGCAGATAAGTTGCGTTCTAATGCGACCACAAAATCTGATAGTTGAACAATACTATGACTACCCCTAAGCTGGCCGAGGCTGACTTGTTGGCCATCCTCATGTCCCTTGTCGCCCTGGGGGCGCTTGAGGTGGCTGATCAAGATCATTCCAATGCCTGTCTCCTCTACAAATGAGCGGAGTTTGGTCATTGTAACATCAATCAGCTTCCTCTCATCATGAGACTCATTGCCAGACATGAGAATCGAGAGGTGGTCAAGGATGATCCATCCTACTTCCTTAGCAAGAGCCATGAATCGGCAGTCACTGAGGATGCTGTCTGGATCAACAGAACCAAACCCATCTCTGAGGTAGACCGAACCAGTCCCCAGACTTGCGTCAAAGGCTGCTCTAAGCGTCTCCTCGGGCATCTCATTGTTGATGTGGAGGGGTTTGTTGGCCTTGACCGACATCAGCCGTAGAGCGGTCCTCTGGAGGCTCTCCTCAAGGGCGATATACCCAACCTTCTCGCCTTGATCGACGAGACATTGAGCTACTTCCCCACAAAAGGTGCTCTTTCCAACGCCGGAACCTGCTGTGATCGTGACCAATTCGCCCCGCCTAAGACCACTAGTGAGGTTGTTAAGACCAGCGTAGGGCCAATCAGCATCCCTACCATGTAGAGGCTTAGTTGCGAGAGTGAATAGATCTCGTCCGTCGATGACGGTTTTTGGTGAATAGGGTTTCTTGTTCCAGAGAACTGTTGAGGTGATTGCCTCATAATCTTTTGCTATTAACGCCTCGTTGGCGTCTTTGTAACTATCAAGTCGAGCAATAAACAGGCGATCATGAGGAAACAAACTGGCACAGTCTTGTGCTGCTTGTTGCCCGGCTTCATCCGAGTCAAAGAAGAGAACGATGTTATCGAACCCCATAACCCATTTGAGTTGATGCTGTAATGCTTTCTTGGCAGCTGCTGCGCCATTGGGAAGGCTAACAACAGGCCAAGAGGGTCGAAGTTGATAGAGACTCAAGCAATCGATCTCGCCCTCAGTAATGACCAACTCCTTTCCTCTGCCCCACAATTGTTGGCCAAAGAGAGTGTGGTCTTCATTCTTACCAGTCCACCTAAAGTCCTTATCAGCGTCCCTACTCTTGAAGCCTACCAATTGGCCAGCCTGTGAGTAATAGGGAAACCTTATGGTTTTGGTGTCGTGGTCATACCGAACGTTGAACTTCTTAAGAGTATCTTCCCTAAGGTTTCTACTCTTGAGTGGGATGAAGTCCCCAGTAAAGTCCATCAGTTTATTTTGTTTGTGGTGATTGGTGGTAGTGGATTCTTCCCCATGTTCGTAGTGTTGGCAAGAAAAGCAATGCGCGTGTCCGTCAGTATAACGAGCAAGCGCATCACTACTACCACAACTAGGACATGGTTCGTGCCTAAGAAACTCGCTCTCGGAGAGCATTTCGGATTGCATCAGCAGCGTTAGTCATAGAAGCGTGGTACGCCATCCAATCTTCAAGTTCATCGAAGATCATCTTGGCTACATCCTCAGCGGTAATAGTACCGTCGTGGACATAATCAGTACATTCAACCAAGGTGTCAGCAAAATACTGACCAAGGCCCGTAATGATTTCAGCTTTTGTTTTCATCGAACCAATCAAGTGGAATTGCGTGGCTGGGTGCCCACAAGAAACCATTTCTGTCTGCCCACTTAGCGTAGGTAGTCTTACTGGTCTTTGTGAGCGTGTTGTAAGGGGCCTGAAAGACAAGGCGTATGTCAAGGTGAGGGTGCTGCTTTTTAACAGCTAACATCTTGCGACGATCCTCTGGCTTGAAATACCCCTTGGCTTCCAATATAACTCCATTGGGAAAAATGAAGTCCGGCGTATAAACAGCCGACAAGGTGTAACTTAACCCAAGGGTTTCATACTCAAACTGGTGCCCATTCAGTTCGAACCACCGTGCCAGCTTCTCTTCGAGGCGGCTACGGTAAGCAGGCATTAGAAGGGAACGTCGTCCACATCATAGTCTGCTGGGCCGTCGCCTGGATCTACAGACGGTTCAAAGCTGGGGCTACCAGTCTTAAAGCCTTCTGTTTTACCAAACAAAGCTGCCACCTCAGTTTCATCCATGCCGCCGCTATCAGAACCGCCACTGCTGACCATCTTGATGATCTGAGCGCCACGTACCTTGAGCGAACAGCCAACCTTTGCTCCAAAGACATAGGGCCTCAGGTCAATGATCAGCTTAACAACAGTACCCTTCCATACTTGGGCAGTAAGGTCAACAGGCACACCATCGGTGTCTACCCAGGGGAACATAGGGCTGTTGCTATCTCCACCATAGGAGACCTTGACGAGGCCACTCTCGTCCCACTTGGGAAGTTCAGCGGAGAACCGCTTGCCACCCATCTTGTTCTTACCCCATTCCAGGGCTTGTTCATAGACAGCATCAAACTTAGGCAGCTCCTCTTCAGGAATGCGGAAGCCAATGGTGCAGTTATTGAATTTACCGGCAGGAATAAGGGCGTTGATGTACCCTTCCAGGGTGGTGGTGATTACAAAGCGTCCGTCAGACATTTGTGGTGATTAGTTGGTGGTTAGCGAATAGGGAAAGATGATCCATTAGGTTATCATCCAGTAGAAGATCTAGTTTGGTTGCTAAGTATTGAACATACTCAGG